CTTCTCCACCAAGGCATTGCGGGCAAGGTCTAGAAACGGATTGCCCGGAGCAATGGCGTGAATCATGCCAATGCCAGCCTGTTGCAGATACGCCGCAGTCTCAAACAGACTTGAGGCGTGTTCCATGCAAACCCATTCGTCATAGGTCGGCGTAGCGATGAAGACAGTCATTAATAGTCCATCAAAGCGCCGGTAGCAGGGGCAGTCCAGTTCGGCTGCACCCTCATGACCAGCACCGTATAGACTTCAGCGGAAGTCGGGGTGATGGTCGCGGCGGTGAAGTTGCCGAAGGTGATGCCCAAGAAACCCGCGCCAGCTCGAGAACCGACGATGCCCAGGCCCGCCTGCGCCGTGGGCTTGTTCACCGCTACATAGTCGGTGGCAAGCATGCCGGTGAAGGTGAAGGTTTGTTCCGCCGAGGTCCCGTTGGCTACCGAGGAAGGCGAGAGGGTAAGCTGGAAAACGCCATCTTTCCAGACATTACCCGTCGGCATCTGGACAGTGTCGGGAAGATTGACGCTGTTGGGGCCGGGATTGCTGCCGTCAACATTGGTGGTGGAAGGAAAAGCCATTTCAATCTCTCCTTAACCGCTGATGCGGTAGCCCATCGAACGGTACAGAGAGGCGAATCCGTAAGCTACGTCCATACGGGTCGGCTCTGCGTCGTTGTTGATGGTGTACTGGGTGGCGATACGAATGGCGAGGCCCAAGTCCTCATCATACGCACGGCTGGCTTCGACAGCAGTACGCGGCAGCGGCAGATCAACGAAGGCCAGGGCGAAGGCGTCACGATGGAAGTACAGATTTTCCGTCGAGGCCGTTCCCGAAGCAGCGCCGCCATTGATGGTTACCGCATTGCCCACGACGCTGGTGCCGGTGGACAGCGCGCAGTTCTGGAACGGACCGCCCAGAATCACGCACTCGCCAATGGTCAGGTCGAGCAAGCCGGTGCCGCCAGCGGTCGAGTAAACGCCGGTAGTGGCGTTGAAAGTGCCGTTGGTCAGGGTCGCAGTGTTGAACTGCGGACCGCCAGGTGAAGCCGAGCCGTTGATCTGGGCATAGCCGCCCGGAGGCAGGACAACAAACTGCTTCAGGACATTGCCATAGCGGCCACGGCTCTGCGGATTGACCGGATAGAGGTTGGCGATCTGGATGGTATCGCCCACCTTCGCCTGGGCCACGTTGGAAGCGCCCAGACCCGAGAGGGTCAGAACGCCGGTCTGCGCCCAGCCAGTGGTCAGAACAGCCGAACCCGCGGTCGTGTTCACAACCGGAGTGCCAGTCAGGGTGCCGGTGCTGTACGAGGTAATGTTCGGGTCCTCGAACCAGTCCGCACCTGCGGTCTTGGAGGCGACCATGCCGGTCTCGAAGAAGTCAGAGATACTGGCCTGGGGATTGAACAAGCCCTTGAGGCTGTCGGACATTGAGGCCATCGCAATCGGGTTCATCACCGACACCGGCATCATGCCCTTCGGCATGCCTTCGTTCGCCAGAGTGGCGCGAGCGTTGGCGAAGCTCAGGAACGAGGTCGGAGGCGTACCGGGAGTGCCGCCGCGCTGAGCGGTGTTCTGATAGGCGAAGTAAGCGCCGTCAGAGTCGATACGGTTGGCGACCGCGATACAGGCCGGGTTAATGAACCGCTGGTCGAAGTCATCGATGTCCAGCAGCATGTTGATCGTGTTGAACTGGATGTCAACATGGAACTGGTACAGGATCGAGACCGGGACGTAGTTCTCGGTGCTCGGCTCGACGTTTAGGGCAGGCCCGAAGGTGCCCAGGTAACGCGGGGGCAGTCGGACGTTACAGGTAGCGCCGATCTTGCGGCCCTTGACCCCGAATTCCTTGTCATACTGTCGATTGAACTTGTCGGTCAGGACAAGTTGATTAGCAAGAACCGGGAGCGCCCGGTTGGTGATCATGCTAATAGTAAGTAGCTGGTTAGCCAAAGTAGGTACTCCTTAAACCGAATTGAGAATCCCGGTTTAGTGCCTTTGGCGACGGCTTAGGTGAGCGCCTGACTTCTTTTCGTAGTCCGCGCGGGCCTCCCGATAATTCATTTCACGGAAAGGCTTTTCGACCTGTGCGCCTTCGCCCCCCTTGATAGGGGTAATAGGTTCACTAGCTCGGGGCTTTGGACTCGGTTCAGAGACCGTTTCTTTGCTCGGCTTTGCGCCGTCTGCTTTTTCGGCTTTTTGGCCGAATGGTTGCAGTTTACTCTCTATTTTGCCGATTGCAACAAGAGCCATTTCTGGCCGCATTTGAGCAATCTTGTTGAATTCATCTGGGTTCTTGGCAAAGTGATAGCCGAGTTCCGCCAGCATTTCGGATTCCACCATGTAAGTCTCAATATACTTGGGGATTCGAATTTCGGATTCAGACACCACATCGTCGTAATCCGGCACTAACTCGCGGGCGCGATCCACGCGCTCTCCTGCGATCTTCTTAACGCTTACGATGCGCTCAGCCTCTCGACGCTTATCATCATCGGCCTGCTTGGCGCGCAGTTTCTCATCCACCTTCCACTCAACCATGGCCTCTTGATACTCATCGTCGGTCTTGAAGTTCTCGCGCGCGGGCTTCTGGGGCAGTACTACTGCGGGCGCATTGCCCTGTAGCTGCGCCTGCAATCGGGCGACTTCGCGGGCCAGTTTCTCAGCTCGTTCCTCAGCCTGTCGGCTGCGGTTATAGCTGTCAGTGGCGAATTCCTCAGCCTCTTTGAGCGCCCGATGTTTCTTGCCAATGGCCTTCTGCATCTTGGCCGTGAGTTCGGCGCGGTCAGCTTCGGTGAGACCTTTTTCGTCCTCTTCCTCGACCTTGGGCTCCTCTTCGTCAACCTTAGGCTCCTCTTCGTCAACCTTAGCCGGCTCTTTGTCAACCTTGGGAGGTTCCTGGGAGCCTAGAGTTGCGAGAGCATCCGCAATCACAGCGTCTTGGTTACTGCTGTCCAGTACTACCGTTTGCTTTGTCACTCTGTTCACCCTTTTCGATTAGACGCATGGCGTGCGCGTTGTCAACGTGTTTGCCGAGAAGAGCCGCCCCGGCTTTGATTTCCTCTTTACCAAGCTCCGCCTTGATCCATTCCTGTGTATCGGCCATCTTGGTCTGTGCCGATACTGTCGTATCGTGCACTTTGGTCTCAGCCTTCATTTGCTCTTTGGCTAGACCGTACTTCAATTCAAGCTGCAACTGCTGTAGCTGCTGCTTTAGCTGCTGGTTCTGATTCGCAAGCTGGGTGACGACAGCCTTTGCGCGTTCCGGCAGACCTTCGACAAGCTGCTTCAGGCCATCCGGATTCATGCTGGCGAGGCGGTCAGCCAGTTCTTGCATGTAGGGGTGATCGAGGGAGCGGAAGATGAGGTCTGCCCCGGTCTTGGCGACAACCTCACCCAAGTAGGGGGCTTTCAGAAGGTCCAGAAGCGTGTCTGCGCCCTCTTCGCGCTTGGTCTCATATCCGGGGCCAGTATCCATCACCACGTCGTAGCGCCCCACAGAGAGGTCGTTCTTGACGTGTTTCACCCCGTCTTTCTCTTCGGTCGCATTGATCTGGACCATCTTGGGCATGCTGTCTTCCCCGATGATGCGCTGCATGCGCTCTTCGGAGTAGTAGTGCGGTATCCAGTCGAGCATGATCCGCCACGTCTGAGCGATGGCGAGAGTCTGATTGTCGTAGTACTGGAAATGCCCTTGGTCAGAGAGATATTGGCGCTTGGCTAGGGCCTTGCCCGAAACGACTTCACCAGATTTGTCAGCCCCAGGCTCATTGGGCATGTTGGCTACGGCAAGCAGATTTGTCCGCATCCCCTGCACGAATTCGGAGAAGCCCTGTTCAATCTGTGCCGGGGGCTGTCGCTGTGGCGGCGGCAATACCTGCTCGCCCTGGTCTGTCGTGACCGTAACCGGCTTATAGACCAGCTTTGAATAGGGGGTGCGGTTGGCGTCATCCCATTCGGGATGCCCGTCAAATTGGCCCTCAGCGCCCACCCATGGTGCTTTGGGGGTTAGACCAAGGCGCTTGATCTTGGCGACTTCGCCGTAGTTGACCATCCGCTGTGGATCGCGCATCGAGCGCACCATGCCGCGCCGGCAGACCTTGCCGTCAATGTTGACCGAATTGCCCTGGCAGCGGATAACCGGAATCCACTGGCCCGGCAACTGCCTACGGTCTACTACCTTGGTGCCGTTCAGCCTGAACCACTCCACCATGCGCCGGCTGGATTTGCGTTCCATCACCACGGAGATTTGTAGCTGGGCCAGTGATTCCGGCTGGGGCATCTGATCGGCAAATCGGGTGAATTCATTGCCGGTGCTATCGCGCAATAGATAGAGCTTGTCGGCCTTTTCACGAACGCGGAAATACTCGGCAAGCCGGATTTCCTCTTTGTCCTCCCAGTCCTGGCGGAAGTCGTCGCGCCCAGCTTCATTCCACTCCGCGTTATCCTCATTGGGATAGAGGCGCTTGTACTCGGTGCGCTTCATCTTCGTGCAGATCAATACCCAATTAGCGTCTTGGCCGGTGGGCATCACGGAGCCTGGGTCCATATAGACGCTGAATACGTTGTGAATCGGGCGGATCAGGATTTCCTGCTCGAATGAGTCAGGGGCGGCATACTCGGTGAGCATACGCCAGTATCCCCATCCGGCAGCCACGGCCATTTCAGCGCCATTGTCATAAGCGATTGAAGCTTCGGAGCGGCACTCAATGTGCCGTCCGATGCCATTGATTACGTCGGCTATCTCAAGCTGCGCCCCGTTGCCGACCGGATGACACTTGCCGCGCGGGCGCTGCTGCTTGATGTTGTTGACGACTCGCCGGACCATTGCATCGGTCAAGTTGATGACCAGTTCCGGCTCTTCCATCGTGGCCGTGGTAACTACGTCGTTGTCCCACTGATCGCCCTCGCGGAACCTAAGGTCTTCGCGGGCCTGGGAGCGATCCTGAGCCTCGGCATCTGAGGCAATCTTTAGGCGGTCCCGGGCCTCCTCAAAAATATCCTGTTCGTTGAGAGCCAGGAAGTCTCGTTCGGTATCTTGATTCATAGCGAGTGCATCCAGCTAGTGTTCTCACCGCCGCGCCGGTAGATGACCTGCTGCACCGGCTCATCCTTGGCCTCCTGCTGCTTGCAGAGCTCTGGGAACAAAGCAGACATGCCCCAGATCATTGCATCCGCCCTGTTAGGCGAACGCTCGCCCTGATAGCCATATGTCGTGAAGCCGCAGCACTCATCCTCTAGCTCGCGGAAAAGGCCGGCCATGCGGACCTTCCCTGTTTCTGCCAAGGCACTTACAGGCTCAGCGCGCACGGTCTTGCCACGCGCCGCCCTTACGGCCGTGAAAGGCGTCTTGGGCCTGGCAGTCTGGATCACATGCTTGACCATAGCGCCGCCGAAGTTGATTTCAGCGACCACGCGGTCAGCGGAATGGCGATCATAGGCGTTGGTGACAACTTGCCCCCATTTGGCGGGACCGGCCTTGTGCGTCAAGTCCTCCAAGACATACCCATTGCCATCTGTGCCCAGACCGCAAACGACAATGCCTATCTCGTCGTTATCATTGTTGTCCTCGTCGTCTGCACCAGAAGGATCAACGCCGATTACCACGCGGAGCATTTCAGGCAAGTCGCCATCGAGGTTGCGCCACTTGTCAAAGTGTTCCTCGGTGAATAGGGCATTGGGAGCAGCATCCCTGAAAGCCCCCTCAAGGAATCGCTTGCGCAGGCGCGCTGGCAAAGCCTCAAGCGTCTTGATGTAATCAGCCGAAAGATTCTCCCGATTGTCGGTCGGGTTCATCTGCAAGTAGGCATAGTTCTCGGGGTTCGGCAGACTAGACTTGTTCTCAGGGTCAGTCTTGAGCAGGAATAGCTTGTAGGTCCAATGCCCTTTGTCCGGTGGATTCTCGTCGTAATACATGCGCAGCGGCAGCGGCTTGCCAGACTGATCCATTACCAATTGAGCCAGGCGAGTAATCGCCATGTTGCGGCTGTGGTATGGAATCTGGCTGCACTCGTTCAGATAGACCGTTGCAAATTCGGTGCCCAGAATCTTCTCGGTTCGTTCCTTGTCGTCCAGTCCGCCGAACCATATCTCGGAGCCATTGGCGAAGCTGGCGAACCAGTCAGTCTTGTTCAGGCTGTACTCAACCCCAGGGAAGCATGTCTGCAAGACCCGGGGGAAGGTATCTAGGACTATCGACTGCTTCACATGCCCGAAGCGGAAGCGGAGTATGGCATGGCGGCTTCCAGGCGCTCTAAGCGCCCTTGTGATGACCGCCATGACCAGCATGAAGGTCTTGCCGCTTCGGCTGCCGCCAGCAAGCAGGATGTGCGTAGAGGGGCTTGCCAGCAATTCACCGGCCTGCTTCTGCTTGTCGGTGAGCCTGAACTTCACCACCCAGCAGCCGTGGGGTGAATCATGATGGGATTGGCCTTGTCGCCCTTGTGCGTCACGTCCTGGCGGTCTGTCCAGCCCAGCTGCTTCAGGCTGAACACGGCCATCGTGGTATTGACCTTGCCTTGCAGCGCCATTCGCTCGAGTGCCGCCTCTTTCTTGAAGGTGCACCTGCTTATAGCGACAGTGAATTCCTCATTGTCATACAAGAATTGGCGCGTAAGACCATGATTCGATGCGAATTCCGCAACAATGGGAATTTCGGTCTTTTCGATGTATTCGAGAAAGTCTGAGAGCACTTTCTCGCGGTCATACTCTCTTGGTCTGCCAGCGGGCATTATCGGGCGCTCGCTACACGGTCGCGTGGAGGTCTGCCGCGCTTCCTGGGCGCAGGTGACTCGTAGGCTTGCTGGTCCATTTGCGGAATATCCTTACGCTTTTTGTCAGTATCGCGCAAGTCTGCTCGCCTTTCTGGGAACGGGCCGCAGAGGCTCAGCGGCTGCATGGTGCGTACCACTCTGAGATGAAGTTCTGGCAGTCAGAAGTATTGTCGAAGTGGATGAAAGGGGGTTTCTCGGACTGATCGTACAGGTCGAAGACCTTATACGAGCCATCGCTGTAGCGCTTGACATCGAGTAGCTGGCCTTTGATCCAGGCGACAGGCACTTCAATCATTTTCATGCTCCAAAACGCCGCACACATCGGCCTCCCGACACAGAATCATCAGCTTATCGCCCCAGTAGAAGGTCTGGAAGCTATACCCTCCGTGCTCTGCGCCGCCAAGTTCGACGATATCTCCGACCTGTACAACAGTGGGCTGGAATACCGGGCTCTCCCACATTTTGGTCCGCTTGTGCTTGTCGGCGTGGTCATACCGCTTGGGGAAGCGCCCAGGGCCTACTGCGCGCACGATCCCGCGCAGAGGCTTGGTCTCATGGATGACCGCGATAATCGCGCTGTAGACGGCTTCCAGGGGCTCTACGATGATGTTGTCTTTGAGACAACGCAACCCCTGGTCAGCGGCAACGCTCGTCTGGCTCTTATGGCTCAGTTCCGCGCCCGGCTGAATCTTTTTATGCTGGATTGTGTGGTTTAGCATTGCGCTTGTAGGTTTTGGCCCATTTCCGGTACTGGCGCTTGGTGAGCCTCATTTCGTCGCGCTGGTGGCGACGGCATGCGGCCTCGCTTGGAAAAGTCTTGCTCACCGCCGCTTACGGGAACGCATCACTTCGTCTTTGGTCGGAGCTTTCTTGTCCAGGCCGCAATGCTTTTCCAGCGCGGCCAGACGAGCCTCCATCGCGGATTCGGCTTTCTTGTCTTTATCTTCATGCTTGGGCAGGCTATCCATTAGTTCCTCTTTCGTTTACGCATGTTCAGGTATGGTTCTTCGTTGTGCGGCAGATGCGCCTTGGATTCCTTGGCACACCGTTTGATTTCGCCTTTGAAACTGTCCTGATAGCTCTGCCAGTTGAAGCCCATTGACTGGACTACTTGTTTCTCGGAAGGCTCAGCGTACTGGTGGTGGGCAGTGAGATAGGGCTTGCCGAGTTTAGTCTCAGCTTCGTTCTCTTTGACTTCGTGTACAACTACAGGCAGCAGCCGATCCATCATTCTGCGCTTGCCTGCCGTATCTTCCACCTCCGCCGTTGGATTCCAGCCACGATCAAAGTAGATCGTCTTGGCATCACGGCTTGAGCCGGCGAGCAACGGCTGTTCGGAAGAATGGTGGATGCTGTAGGATTTGCCATTCCACGCGACAAGCCTGGGCCAGCGGTACTTATCCACGCTTGCCAGCCATCCGTTTCGCTTCAGAATAGCCTACAGCGAGGCGCTGCTTGAGCTGCGGAAACTTCTTTTCCTCGCGCTTGTTCGATAAAAAGCGCCCGATGAAGTCTGACAGTTTCTCGCCCTTTTCTCTTTCAGGCACGGCCCTACTCCGCTTGAATGCTTAAATCTACCTCTCTCTGTCTTTTGTGTCTAGCCCAGGGCGATAGCTTTCAATTGGGAACTACATACTTAACTAGCCAAAACTAGTTGACGCCGGATCGGGGCGGCGATCAGTCTGAAATCCGGCGGCAAGGCATTTACACGGTTTGTCGGCGGCAAGGCGATTGACCCTACGTTGGTGCTGAACTAAGGAAAAAAATCCAAAATCCCCT